CTTCAATACCTCAGGACTTAGTCAGAGAAATAGATTGTTCTAATTGTTTAAGTCTGATATAATTAACTTGTTCGTAATTTTCCATCTTAATTTTTTCGATAGTCTCAACTAATTTTTGTTTCATCTCATCCTCGTTTTCTTTCTCCAAAAGATTTTCTAACTTAGAAACTGTAGATTCTTTTATTTGAAAAAATTCTTTTTCCAAATCCTCTGGTCTACTAGCTAGTATATGAAATACTTCTTTTTTTGTTGATTCATCCAAATTTTCCAAATAACTTTGAATAGTCTGATTGGCTATGTTTACCATAGACTTTAATGGAATTTCAATTGATTCTTTTACGGATATAGTATTTGATTTCAAACTTTCCAATATTTTCTTCTTGGAAATAATTCTTTCTTTCAAATTAATGTTTTTGAAATAAACTAAATTATCTAAATCTTGGTAATTGTTATTTACCTTTTCCCCCATTTTAGGTAAACTAACGTTTTCAATTAAATGTCTAATTAATTCAATACCTTCGTTAAGATATAATTCGGCATCTTCAGCAGACAAACCCTGTGGTTTGTACAAGTCATCGTACAAAGAGTACAACTTAGAAAAGTTTTTATTTTCGAGAATATTGTGTTTGAATTCTCTGAGAGTTTTTTTGAAATGTGCAGAGTTATTGTAAGACTCTACTAGGTTTTTTTCAACAACAGATTTTATTTGTCCAAAGGTCATCTTAAGGGGATTTTCCAATAAATATTAGGAGTTGAGTAACTTATTCAGTTCTTCCTCAATTTTTCCTAAACTTTGTTGTCCGACTCCCAAGTCTAACCATTTTTTACTGTACATATCTGACTCTAAAAGGATATTCATATCACGATTTTTTGTAGACTCAGGTGTAATTTCTCCTGGAGGGGGTGTTGGTGGTTCTCCTCCTCCGAGTTCACCTCCTGGGGGTGCGGGTACTTCTCCACCGCCTAAATCTCCACCGGCAAATGCTCCACCCAATTCAGGTGGTCCTCCCGCTTCTTCTCCACCTGGCGCTGGTGTACCTGCAGGTGCTTTACCTGTTCCATAAAGTTTGTCAATGTTATCGAATATACCTGTTTTAACAATAACAGTTGGAGTGTTTTTAAGTTCTTCACCAACAGCTTTTTCCATTCTTTGTTGTAATAAATCAACTCTGATTTCATCATCAGACCATTGGAATAAGTGTTTCTTTGCCCAAGTTGATGACGTTGCGGCAATACCTGTGCCAGGGTCAGAAACCATATCTTTATACAACAACATTTTTTCTTTCCAAATGTCAATCTTAAGAAGGTCAGCCTGTGTAGATGGGTTTGTAAGTCCTAAAGTAAAATTGGAAATTTCTTCATCGAACCCCAACAAGAATAAGTGGATGATTGCAATTTTGTTCAACTCTTGGACCATAGATTTTTGAATTCTATTGATTGTTCTTGCAAAACGAATATCCATAAGAGCTAAACTCTTTCCATCACCAACCACTTCTTCAAATCCAAGGAATGCTTTTGGTATACGAAGTGCAGTAACAAGTTTCTTTTGAAGGTATTCAATGTCCGCAATTTCTGACAAGTTCTGAGCTCCCGCTAATGTGTCAATTGGGTTAGGTGCTGCAGGGTCACGTACAGGAATAAAGTAATCTTGGTCAACGGCCATTTGGTTGAATCTCATATCAACCTGACCTGTTTTACTGTCAACAATTTGTTCTCTTTTGAACTTGTTAGCAACACGTTGTACATACGCCTCAACGTCGTCGTCGTTCATATTTCCTACGTAGACTTTAAATACTCTACGTTCTGGGGCTCTTGAAGTACGGTAAATTAACATCGCGTCCTCCGATAATAGAAGTTGTTTCCAAATTCTACGGGACTTTTCCAACATTGACGTACCATACGGCAATTTTCTATCGTCACCTAATAATCTAAAGTGACCAATTTCCCAAGGTTGAAATTCCATATTTCTGGCTTTCCAATAAAATTTCAATCCTTTTTGTTCATCCTCTTTTTTGATTTCATAGTTAGAACCATTCATCAAACCTCTCTCAATTCTTTCGACTTCAACGTTTGGTAATTGTTGACAACCAATAACCCCACCTTCAGGGTCTAATCTCAAGTAAATAAAGTTGTCACCATACTTACAAGTGTTACGAGTCCACATAGGTAAGTTGGTGTTAATATCTAAATTGTTGTTGAATAAATCCGCTAAAACAGATTTAATTCTTTTTGACTCAGAATAAATTTGAAGAACAAAACCATCCTCATTTGGGGTTGTCGATTCTTCGGCATAGATATCGAGAGCGGCTGAAATCTCAGGAGTATATTCCATCGATTCATAGTCGTAATACGAAGCCAATCGGTTCGGTTCATAGTAGACCGCTTGTGTATATAAATTACTTTCTACTTTAGCAAATTGACCAGCTAAGTATGAAGTCTGACGTGCCTGTAATTTTTCTTTTTCGTATTCAGCTTTGTCTGTAGTTCTTAGAAGTTCTTTTTTGTCAAATTTATATACGGGAAAATCCTGACTCATAAGTGCGTCAGGTCCCATAGCCCTACCTAATCGTTGCCATATAGTAAAATTTTTATCACTCATTAGTTATAAATTTACTTGTATTACTCTTTTTATAAATACTACTTAGGACCAAACAACCATCTATATTGTTCATAATCATTTCGGGTTGGGGTATAGTGTTTACTAGTTTTGGTCATTGAACCTGGTGTTTGTGGTATTGAAGGATTGAAAAACTTGGACTGGTCTTTATTTTCAGAAACCATAGTAGTCCAAGAATCTAACATAGACTTCGTATGATTTTCTACTTTACTCAATGAAGGAAAAGCCGCCTCAGCAGCAAAACACGCCATCGAAATACCCATAATACAGTCATCGTGGTGACCTCTTTGGTGGTCTGGTCTCCCATTAATGTACACAAAAGTTCCCATTTCGTTCAAAAGTCTTGATGAACGTATTTGGAATTTATGTCTGATAGCCTCCTCAAATGACGCAATTATTTGTACTCTTTTCGCGTTAAAATTAATACCAGGAATTTTTTCTTTCAACTTTGGGTCGTATTTCCATTTGTTAGCAAAATCAACACCCTCAATATAAAAATTCTCATATCCAAGTTCTTGTAATTTTCTCGCAGTTGCAACCCCCATACCACCTGTCAAATCCGTAATACATAGTGCACTGTACATAATACCCCATTTATAAGCTATTTCAGCTAACACATCGGGGGGTATTTTCCCAACAAATTCCAATACTTGTTCACGTGCATCAAAATCAATAATTTGAATACTTGAAAAATCTTCTGAATCTCCTCTTGATACGTCTACACCCATAACATATCTATGTCCATTTTCAGGTTCTTTCCAAATCCATAATTGATTTGCCATCAATTTAGCGTTTGGTTCTTTGATAAAATTTTGAGAAATTTCCTGTAGGGTATTTGAATCAAATACGTTATCACCCGAACCTAAAAAGTTACACTCTAATTCTTGTGCAACTTTTCTACGGTCGTATTTAAGTTTTTTTACCATCGCCTCAAACCAACTTGAACAGGGTTTAAATCCATCTGTTAAGTATATTTGGAGACTTGTTAAACTTCTATCCTGAATGTCAATATCTTGAAGGCTAATGATGTTTTCAGAACTATATTCTTCTTTGTTAAGTAGGTAATGAACGATGTCTTTGGTTTTTACCATATACAAATCCTTTGTATATCTTGGGTCCCTATACCAATACATTTCAGTAATTTTAAAATCATTCATTCCTCTTAAGGCCTGGTCATAAATTTCATAATAGATTGGGTCATATCCGTTTGGGGTAGAAATTACAATAACTTTACCACCTGTAGAAAGTGACGCCATACAAGCCGCCCAAAAATCGCTGTCGGCCTCAATAAACGCCGCCTCGTCGAATATTAACACGGTTGGACTATAACCACGAAGTGCGTCTTTAGATGTTGCCACAGCTTTAACTTCACAACCATTGGATAGTTTAAAGTGACGTGCAGAATTCTTTTCACCTGAAAATCCAATACCAACCCAATTTGGCCATTGTTCCGTAAAAGCACGAATTTTATTGGCAAATTCTACGGATGTTTCCAATTTGTTCGCAATAATAAGAATTTTTTCAGGTTTTTCTTTTCGTGCAAAAGCTAATTTTTTACTAGCCCACGCAGCGGTAACCGTAGAAACACCCGCTTGACGATACTTCAGAGCAATGTTTTCATTGTAACTTTCATAATCTTCAATTAATTGTACTTGGTCTTGGAATAATTCAAGTGGTACGTATTTGGAAACAGTGTTGTCGTAAGTTTGTAAATAAGTTCTTAAAGCGTATGGAGTACTATTTATACACTTTTTATACTCAATTAAAAGTTGTTCTCTTGTAAGACTCATTATTTAGAAGGACTGATACCTAGTCCTGCCAACAAGTCATCCAAACCATCTTCACCCGAGTCTTTTTTCTCTGGTTCAAAATTTTCGTATTCTGTTTTAAGTTGGTTCGCTTTTTTCATAATCTCACGGAATCTATCGGTTGCTTTGGAAACACGAGATTTATCCTCTGAAATTGCGTCTCCCGTAAGTTTTATCACCTCAGCGGCAGGAAGTTTATAAAGTTCCATTTGGAACCAATTTATTAATCCTTTATTTTCATCTTCAAAAATTTCATCGGGCAAAGCAAATCGTAATCTTTCAACCACTGGTGGACCAATTCTCAAAGACCACGCCTCCATAGGTAAAGTGTCCGTTTGACCCATTACTTGTTGTCTTATAACAGGGTCTTCAGGTAATCCGTATCTACCTTTTGCCTCTTCCAAACCTTTTAAAATCTCGTGACACAAGATTGGAAATAACATACCCCAAGCGGAGATTGTTGTGTCAGGTCTTTCTTCGCCTTCTTCACCTTCATCATTATCATTCTTGTTGTCTTGAAGTTCTACCTTACCACCAACACCTTGTCCTGTTTCAGACATATATTCTATCGAAGCCTCATCAGTAAAATAATTGAAGTCGTTTAACGCCATAATCAACAAGTAATTGTCATAGAGATTTGGGTTAATTCTGTTAAGTTCTCTTCTAACACTTGGTTTTTGAAAGACGTAGTGCCCTTTTTTGGCTGTGCCCTGAATTATTGCGTTAATGATATTTCTTTTGTGAATTTCAAGTTCAACTAATTCCTTACGAGTAAGTTCATCACCATCCATCAAAGCTTTTGCTTTAATTTCTTCTTCAGTTTCATCTTCTAATTCTTCAGATTCGTTTCGGAAATTTTGTACATTGATTTGTTCCCCTAAGTGTAAATCAAAATCAAACCAATCTTCAGGAACTTCAGATTCTTCGAGACAAGCCCTCAGAGCCAAGTCTTTTAACTCTTCAAGGTGACCTTGCTCGATTTGCCAAGTTGGCATAATTTTACCATACGCCTCAGATTTAATCATCATAGCAAGATTTCTTGGGGTGACAAGTGTTTGATTAGAAGTGGCGCTTCTCAACTTATCAACAACTTGTTTGAATCTATTTGTGATTAATCTTTGTACGTCTTGCTCACGACGGGCAAGTGCAGGATTTTGAGCATAAGGACTT